TCCATCAGAAAAATATTTTCTACCTTCTAAAGCAGCTACACGCGCAGGTTTCTTAACCTGTTTTTTCTTTTTCTTACCTTGCATTGAAGCAATAAGTTTTTGTATAGCTTTTTTAGATCTAGCCATTATCTGATTTCGCAACCGCCGCCTTTTACAGCTTTTCTAGAACTTTTTTTCTTAACAGATTTACCACCTTTGTAACCGGCTCTTCCACCTTTTGAAAAGTTTATTGGCTCAATATCATTTTTATCATCATAACCAAAGTTTGTTTTATCTAACATTATAATAGATGGTTTCTTTTTTTTAATTTTATTTTTAGGTCCAGATTGTTTTTTTTTATTTTGTTGTTCATCAGACATAATACTACCTGTTTATTTTTCCAGATTTTTTAGCTTTGCTTCCAAATCTTCCATAAGAATCATCTCTTGAAGCTTTTAATTGCTTCTTAGTTCTTTTCTTTTTGATTCTCATAGCGATAGACTCATCTTTTCTATCTTTGTAACCTTGTTTTTTCTTTTTAACAGCGCCACCTTTTTTATACATAGCTCCGCCTTTCATACCCATGTCATCTTTGTAGAAACCAGATTCCATGTCTTTTCTAGCAGTAGACATTCCACCACCCATCTTTCCTGCACGTCCACCTTTATTAAATCTGAATCTTGCAGGTCTTACATTGTTTTGTCTCATAGTTTTTCTCCTTATTTTTTTCCGTTACGGAAAATTTGTGTTCCCTTTATACCATAAATACTCGCCACGACAAGGATCCATAAATTTGTAAACCAGCTCGGAAGCGTAGAAAACATATCAAAGAACAATTTTACTTTGTCCATAGCAGTGGGATCGTCCGATATGACTGCCCAAGCAAGCACCAATACGGGCAACGATAAAATTATCAAAACTGCCTCGTCTTTCCAATCTGATTGTCTAGCTTCTAGCAATTTTCCCTGGTAAGCTTCGTCACCTCGGGCCATACGTTCAGCATGCATTAATTGTGCATCTGACATTGCCATCTTCGTTTTCTGCTTGTTAGCATAAATCTTACTTCCAGCAGATACGGCTAGTTTAATTGCCGACAACCACATGTTAGTACCAAGTTGCTGTTTTCTTTTTGTCTTTTAGCATTCTTTTAGTTCCTCTAACTTCTGTTTTGTCTCCAGTTGGTATGTAGTTTCTTGGCATACCATTTGCAGTCGTAACAGATCTCGGATCCAACTCAATATTTTGAGAAGGAATGCCTATTTCAGACGCTTTAAAAGATTCTTCTTTTTTAGCCATAGTTTTCTCCTTATTTTTTACGTAACTTACCTAATGTTATAGCAAAACGAGCTCTTTGTCCAAGTTTTCCTGGTTTCTTAGCCGCTGCTTTTAATTTAGACTTAGGAATTGTCTTACCTTTTTTAATTCCTAAAGATTTTCTTAGTGAACCAGGTTTTTTAATAGCCTTTTGAATAAATTTACTGCTTCCACCTTTTTTAAACACTCCTCTACCTTTAAGAATGTCTGCTTTTGTCACTTCTCCGTCACCGGTTAGGTCTGGGAACTTTTTTCTCATCTATTTTCTCCTTCATATTTTTCTATTTCAACACTTGGCATCATTTTATCTACATTTGGAATAGATTTACTCAAGATTGTTTTTTCAATTGATGTATTAGCTCTTAGTTTTGCTAATTCTTCATTTTGTTCCAACTTATTTTCAGAATTTTGTTGGTTCATCATAGCTCTCATACGATCAAGATTGATTCTTTCTTGTCCTTCAACCTTTTTACGTTCGTTATCAGCTGCTCTAAGATCTAATTCTCTTGCTCTTAACTTAGCAATAGGGTCATTACCAAAACCAGATGTAATTTCTCTTTCTTCTTTTAAGAATTCTTCCATCATTTCAGCAATCAACACAGCTTTTCTAGCTTCAATACGCAAAGTTAATTGTCTAAGTTGTTCTGCAACTTGTGGATTGGCCTGAGCCATAGCTGCCATCTGTTGCATTTGAGGAATTTCATCTTGAAATTCAATCTCAATTTGTTCTTGTGCCATCAAACTTATGTGCTCCATAATATTTTTTTCCATAGCAGCCATAATCATTGGATTATTTTGTGCCATGTTAGTTGCCATGAAATTTAAATGCGAAGTCATGTGTGCTCTGTGATCTTGTCCTGGAAAAGCATTAAATGGTTTACCAGATAAAGCCATAATGTTTTCTAAAGCAGGGTCCATTGGAGCAGGTGGTTGAGGTTTAACTAAAACCTGATCAATATTTTTTACACCTAATGCTTCATACATATTTCTATACGCTGCATATAAATTATGCATTTGCGGATTAGAGGTTGCCAGCTGCAACTCTGTTTGTGCGAGGGAAATACGCTGAGTTTGTGAAAAGATGTTGGGATCGGCAACTGGCAAAATATCTACCCGATCATCAAAATCAGTTTGTTTAATAAACCTTTGACCCCCAACTACGTCGTACGGATATTCCGGTGGTAGATATAACTTGAATACTCTTGCTAATAATTTGAATTCATTTTTTAGCGAAGAATAAATTCTTTTGTGAATAGCTGACATAGTTCTTGAACCACGCTCAAGAAGAGCAACTGTAGTTCCAACTGCAGCTTGTTGATTACCATCTCCAACTTGAAGATCAGCAATTGATGCAAATCTTTGACCAGCATTAACTACAATACCCATTAAATTTAATAATGTAGCTGATGGTTCTTTGAATGGTAACATCATAAATGAATCTTTTAAATTTCCACCTGGTGCATCTACATCTCTAAATTCACCTGGTTGAATTGATTGTGCATCATCTCTAATTCTAATACCACGCATTTTAAATCCAGCTGGTAAGTTAGATAAAGTTCCTGCATCCAATAACTGACGGAGTGCTGCAGTTGCAGTTCTGCTCAATCCGCCAATCATATGGATTAAACCAAAGCCATAAAAGCCTAGTCCTGGAAGAAACTTAAAGTGCGTAAAGTATGGTATTTTAGTTTTGTCTGGATCACCAATTTCATAGTTACGTCTAATAGCTAAAACATTTCTTGTAGCTTCATCTACTGTTACTATGTATGGAATTTTAATTCCTGAAGGCTCACCAGTCTCTGGATCTTCATCTTCAAAACCTTCTATGTCTAAATTAACATGACATTCTAAAATAGTATAAACATCATCGTCTTGAGTTTTTCTTTGACCTTCTAATTCTCTTTCTTTTTTCTTAACATCATCTTCAACTTGTCTTGGAGAACCTAAATCAATATCTAAATAAAATCCTGCAACTTGTTGTTTTTTTAATTCGTTTTTAGAAATTTTTACCCGATGGATGATTGCCTCTGCATCGTCTAATGAGGTAGCCGTGTAGGGTACAATCAAATCATCTGCCGGTACAAACTTTGATGTAGCTTTTTTAGTTAACTCATCATAATAAGTTTTCTTAAAAGCTGACCCTGCTAATGGTAAATAAAATAGCATTTGATCAAAGTCGGGCTCATAGTCTTTCATTTTTTCCATGAGCTCGTAGTTCATAAAATCTTTAACACGTTGTGCTTGTCTTGTTTTTTCTTCGTTAGGTGCACCAATTACTTGAGTTCTAACTGGTCCATCTGCTGGTAATAATTCTTTGTAAGCTAATGCTTGAAACTGAGTAACTGCTTCTGCAAGAACTGGGTGAGTTGCACCACTAGCTCCTTGGAAAGGTTCTGTTCTCATATCATATTTAAAACCTAAAAGATCTAAACCTTGAGTGTAAGAACGTTCCCATTCTTTTCTACCCATTTGATAATCTTGATATTTTTGAGAAAGGTCTGCACCCATTTCATCTAAAATATCATCTGGTAAAAATTCTGCTAAGTTTGCATAATGCTCGTCACCACCTTCTGGTGATGCAGCGTTTGGATCAAAGTCTACTTCAACTGATCCATCTTCTTGTTCGTTAACTTCTACAGGACCTGGAGCTTCACTAATTTCTTCTTGAGCCTCAACTACTGTTTCTTTTATTTCTTCCGCACTAGGAAGTTCTACTGAGCCTCTTGGACTTTGAGTCAGAGACTTGTCTATTTTGTCTGCCATTTTTTATTTTCTCCAGTTTCACTGTTCTAACAGTATTATAATTAATATTCAACCCCTGAGGCGTGGGTCCGGATTCAGGCGGCAGGAGCCATGTCTTAGGGTATTTACTCATTGTACGTATATTTCTTCATATCTTCTAAATCAATCTCATCAATAAATTCTTCTACATCTTTAAGCTTGCCTTCTGCATCAGGTCTAGCTGTTGCTTCATTATAAGTATAGCCTCCACTTTCAGGGTCATAATCTAATTCCATTTCCATATCTTTTTCTAACATATCACCTTGTTGATTTCTTTTTGTAACTGTTGTTTTATTACCTTGTTTAGTAACAACATAATTATCTAATTGATAAGTTTCAGCTATTTCATCAGCTCTTCTACCTGAAATACTTTTTTTCCCTAAAGTTATAACTTTAGTTATAAGGTCAGTTATAAAATCAGGCATACCATCTGCACCTCTTCTAATTACTTCAACTGCTTTTTCAGCAACCGGTGCAGCAGCTTTAAAATATTTTCCAACAAAAGGAATAGATGCAATACCTCCAGCAATCTTAATAAACTTTCTTTTTGATGGATCATCTGGTCCGTCTGCAAAACCTGCACGTCCCCCTGTTGATAAAAACTGTTCAGGTATTTGTTGTGATTGAAATCTTTTACCTAACATTAAATCTGTTATTCCTTGCACATTAATAGCTCTTGCATTAGCTAATATTTTTTCTTCGGAAGCTCTTTCCATATCTACTACTTTTTTTGCTTTTTCATATTTTTGTTCAGCTTCTTGTCTAGACATATCTGATTTTATATTGGGTGTATCAAAGTCTGTATCTAAATCAGAAAAGTCTTGTGCAATCTGTTCTCTCATGTCTCCTTGTTTAATAACTGATCTTGCTTCTCTTCCTTCAGGTGATAAATCAAGTACGTCTTTAGTAGAACCAATTATATTAGTTCCAATCAAACCATACTCTAAAGCTTCTGCAACTGATTTACCTTGTTTTAATTTTTCAAATGTATCATCTACTGCAATGTAAGCACCAAGAGGTCCCAATGCTTTTAGACCTAATGTAAAATATCTTTTCTTTGCAATATCATCAGGAATGTTTTTTATTCCCTCTGCTATTTGTTCTAGACCTGGAAGTAATTTAGAATAAATTCTTCCATCTCCAAGTTTTGCAGCTTTTTCAACTTTAGATAAAATTTTAGGATCTTTTAAATCTTTTCTTATTTCTGGAATTGATTTTAAATTTTCAGGTATTTTAAAAGAGTAACCTTGACTAGAATGCACTGCATCAAAAGCTTTTTTATAGTCATCATTTAAATTTTTATAATTAGCGATTGTCTTACTTGGTTTATCTAAACTAATTTCAGGTATAACTATTTTTTTAGAACCTTTTCTTCTACCCTCATTAAATTTATTTTCTGCTGCTCTAGCTTCTTTGTTAAATTTTCTAACAGAATCATTAATTTGTTTTTTATCTTTTGATTGAATAGCTTCTTGTAGTTCTAATTCTAATTGAGATTTTCTAGCATCCCATCCTACTTTTAATTTATTTTTACTAGCATCTATTATTTGACCATATATTCCATATGGTGTGCTTGCTCTATTAACAGAACTAGCTACACCTAAAGGCTCATCAATGTCGTAAGCTTTTGCTATTCCTGATTTTATATACTTTGGATCTTGAACAATTCTACTTTTTGTACCTTTAATACTTGATTCTCCAACAGATTTACCTATTAAAGCTTCATTCATATTTCTAATGTAGTTGTTATAAGGAGAAGATTTTAAAATTTTTGTAGCATTGTCTTTAAACTTAGGTTTGATATTTAAACCTCTATTGTCTTCAACACCTGTTTCTGAGTAAATACTAGCAAGTTGTAACAGTCTTGTTGCAGCTTGTGAGTCACTTACAGAGCCAATAACTTTTTTAACTTTGTTAATATCTTTAATACTTGTCTTGCCAGTTTTGAAAATATTATTAATATCTTTATCCTTTGATAATTCTAACAACTGTCTATTAACACCTTGAGATTCTTGTTGTGCTATTCTAGCGGCTGTTGTTGCATCTAAAATATTTACATTTCCTGCATCTACAGCATTTTTAATTGTGTAAAAATCAAAGTTTCCTAATTTTCTTAACTCTTGTGATGAGGGTAGTCTGTTATTCTTTTTTTTAAAATTTTCTACAAAAGTTTGTAGTCTTTTTTGTGCTTCTGTTGCTTGACCGCTTCCTTGTTTAACTACTGGTCTAGCAGAAAACTCTTCTTCAGTAATTGTTATAGGTGCTTCACCGCTTTGCATAGATTTTATAAAACTATCAATTGTACTAGACTTATTGTTTTTAAAACCTAATTCTTCATTTATTGTAGGAATACTTTTTCCTGCTAAATAACTATCTTTTATTTGTTGTCCAAATTGTTCTAATGAACTACCTGCATAAAAATTTTCTCTATCAGATACTTCAATCTGTTCTGTAACCTTTTCACCTAACTCACCAAAGTAAGGCATTAACATTTCTGTGTGTTGTTCTTGTGTAATCTCTCCATCTTTGAGAGCTTCATCCATATACATTTTTAAAATAGAAACTTTACTTCGAGGCATTAAATTGCCTTTTGCTTTTTTCAGTGTTTGCATTTTATTAATGAGAGTTGATTGAGGAGTTCCATCCTGAAAACCAGGACGTCTCATGTAAGACATCATTTGATTATAATCGTTAAGTTTCAAGTTAAACTCCTAATATGTGAG